AAATCATACTTTTCTAAGAACTGAAGGTATTTTGCTCCTAGAGTATTGGGGTCTCTATCTTTAAATCTTTCGATATTATCAATTATTCTTTCGCCTGCGAGATATCGCTGGCCGGTAGGTGTTTTACACCAGTCTTTTATTATTTGGTCTTGCTTTTTTGAAGCAAATTCAAAAACAATTTGACCAGCTAAATCTGTGTTGCCTTCAGCTCCTTCTTCGTAAAACCATAGTTTCTTAAGAAGTCTGAGCTTATTAGATATAGACATTATATCTTACCTAATAAATACCCCGCTTCTACTACTTTGCGAAGGTATTTTTTCTGTTTATCGGCTTTTTGTAACATTCTTTCATTTAATGCTTCTCTTCTTAAGTTTAAAGGAATATCATCAATTAAACTAGTCCACATATCCCACGGTACTGCCATATAGAACAAAGTAGGTTGTTCGTAATAATCAGTCCATAAGTCTTCTTGGTCTATATTTACTGAGAAAGCTTTTCTCATCATAGTATGATGATTCATAGTATCCTTTGGACCTATAGCTTCCCTCTTAATTAACTCGTCTACTCTCATATCAAAGTATAGTGGCATATAGCCATGATTCATTCCTTTCATATGTTCAAATATTACATCATCATTTGCAGACAATATAAAAGAGTCTGTATCATGTAAAGGTCTTTGAGGTACGCCTGATACCTGAGACATTCTCTTACTTAAATTCATTTGTCTTGTTGCTTTTCCATTTTTGAAAAAGAAAGAATTTGGTTTTTCTTTAAAGTATTTCCAGTTAATAAGTAAAAAGTCTTTTTCTACAACATCTTTCTTTGCAAAGAAAGGCCCATCTGTAAGTCCTAATATTTGATAATAGTTTCCATAGAATTTATGGTCAAAATACTGATACTTTCTTGAGAAATAAACTACATTTTCTCCCATTTGTTTAACTGTTGGTACATTGCCTGCAAAATTACCATTAAATATTCTCGGGCCTCTAGTATGCACGATAACTCTTTCAATAGGGAATCCTTTTGGTTGTTTGTCTTTCCAATGTTCTTTAAACTGTAATAATACTCTTGCCATTCTGTTTGAATTTGTGCCTCTAAGAGCGAATGGTGTTTCATAACTATAAACTTCCCTAAAATTTTCCATTGCCCATTTAATAGTTGGTTGCATTTTTTCGGCAAGCATACCCCTCCTATTGAATAGGTGGATTCTAAAATTTTCAGATTTATTTACCAAGGAACTAAGTGTTATCTCGGTGTTAAATTCTTCTGTTAGTATAATTATATCTATCATTTTACTGTATATTCCCAAAATTGTTCAAGATATCTTTGAACTCGTTCTTCAGCGTCCTCATCAAAGTGAAACACTATGCCAGACCTTTTACTAGATAATATCTTTAAAAGGGCAGTTTTTGAACCGCAGGGTTTTCCTGCTATGCCTTGATATATTGCTTCATAGGTAAGATGATTCTTTTCTCTAGCAACTCTTGGAGTAGCTACTGAATGAATCTGCTTTCCTAGTAAGAGTCCTTCTATCCCCATTTGACTATTTGGGCAAAAAGCTAACTCTTTACATTTCTCAAGTAGTTCGTGTCCACCAACCTTTTTATCTAGTACCTTATCTGCTCCGTAGCGCATTTTATATTTTGCTACCCATACATGAGCAGTTATAGGGTGTGGCTTAATTACAAAACCGTCTTCGATTTTCTTATCAAGTTTTTTCCAATCTAAAACATTCTTTCCGCCTTGTATAAGATTACTTCCTGGTGGAAATACTACCTTATCAAATTCGTAAGGATTAAATTTTAAAGTGTACTTATTCTCTAAACTATCAATTATTTTTTGTATTCTTTCTTCGTCTATTTTTATGTCTGAATCAGCAATACTATGCATAACTCTATCGTTTATTTTTATTGTATTTACACGAATGTAAATACCCCCGCCTAGAAAATCTGTATACAACCAGTTTCTAATTGTTCGTAGTTCGTTTGTATTAAACCATAAGTCAAATTCAAACTTTGCTCCTCTATATACTTTAGGAAGTACTCGCCTTTGAAATTCTTTTAAAGTACTTAATCTCTCTTTAGGTGGCATACAACTGCCTGATTTCATAAAGTGAGTTGGAATATCTCCTAATTCTTCATTTATACTTAAAGCGTCAAGCATTATTACTAATCTTCCATACTTGTTTTTCTAAGTCTTTAATTCTTTCTTCTTGTTCGCCAATAGTATCAAAGAGGGCTGCCATTAGGTTTTCCATCTTATTATTTACATATTTTGCGTCAATCTCATTATTTCTATATTTTGGTTTCTGTTTAACTTCTGCCATTTTAACTCCATGATGAACCGTCCCAATAGGAAGCTCCGACATCAGAAGCGCTTGATACTTCAGTATCGAATATAGTTCCAGCTTGAGAGGCTGTTATTCTTTCAAAGATATTTGTTGCTGTTGCTGTCGCAATAGTTGTCAAATGATCCGTTGTAATTGTTGTGTCTGTTGCCCTAGTAGTATCATACACTGATGATGTAGTCTTACTAGTTTCGTATACAGACCCCGTTGTACTACTTGTTTCAAAAGTAGTAGTTGTACTCTTAGTAGTATCAAAAGTACAAGTTGTAGACTTACTTGTTGAAGTAGCCCTAGAACTTGCGGTACTTGTACTTGTTTCAAAAGTACAAGTAGTTGTTTTACTTGTAGCAGTTGCTCTACTTGTAATTGTTCCAAGTGTAGTTGCATAAGTAGAAACAGTACTCTTACTTGTTTCAGTACTTCTAGTAGTGTCTGTAGACTTCGTTGTGTTAAAAGTAGTTGTTGTACTTCTACTTGTAGAAGTTGCTCTTGAACTTGACCTAGAAGTTGCGAAAGTTGTTTCGTATGTTGTAGTTCTACTTGTATTAGTACTCCAAGTAGTACTTACTGTTACATCATCTGTTTGCCTAGTAGTATTTGTATTAAATGCTGTAAGATTTGTAAACTCACAAGCATATGATGTATTTGTAGAGTAACAAGTGTTTGTAGATACTGTCACATTATCAGTAGTTCTACTTGTATTTGTAGAATAACAAGTATTTGTAGATACTGTAAATCCACAAGCATATGAGGTATTAGTTGAGTAACAAGTGTTTGTAGCTACTGTGAATCCACAAGCATATGATGTATTCGTAGAGTAACAAGTATTCGTAGCTACTGTGAATCCACAAGCATATGATGTATTTGTAGAGTAACAAGTGTTTGTAGCTACTGTTCCACTCGTAGTTCTACTTGTATTTGTTGAATAACAAGTATTTGTACTTCTACTTGTATTAGTATTATTAGCTGGTGCTGCGGTATTATTTGTAAAAGTAGTTTGATACGAAGTATTTGTATTCGTATGGTTATCTGTTAAGTTAATAAAGGTTGTAGTTCTACTTGTATTTGTAGCATATGATGTACCAAAAATTGTACTATACTCTGGACTAACAAATATCGAAGTCAGCCTCTCTGTATTATAGGTAAATGCTGTTGACCTACTTGTATTTGTATTCCAATGGTTGTGCGTAGAGTTTGTAAACTGGCAACCATATGATGTATTCGTTGAATAACAAGTATTTGTAGAATTGGTAAACCCTGTATTATTTGTATGAGCACCTGTGTTATTTGTAAATGATGTACTATAACTTGTATTGGTGTTATTTGTATGAGCACCTGTATTATTTGTAAAGGTAGTCTGATACGAAGTATTTGTATTATTTGTATGAGCACCTGTATTATTTGTAAAGGTAGTTTGATAACTTGTATTGGTGTTATTTGTATGATTACCTGTATTATTTGTAAAGGTAGTCTGATAACTTGTATTAGTGTTATTGGTATGCGCACCTGTGTTATTTGTAAATGCTGTATTATAACTTGTATTGGTGTTGTTTGTATGTGCACCTGTATTATTTGTAAAAGTAGTCTGATACGAAGTATTTGTATTTTGACTAGTTTCGTTCGTAAAGTTAGTTGCGTAACTAGTATTTGTGTTTTGTGAAGTATTATTCGTAAACCCTGTTGACCTACTTGTTTCTATCGTCGTGTCATACGTAGTGTTAAAGGTTGTAGTAGTGTCGTATACAGTAGTTGTTGACTTACTTGTTTCATAAGTTGTAGTAGTTGTAAATGTAGTCGTAGTATTGAATACAGTAGTTGTAGTAGTAGTTGTATCAAACGTTGTTGTAGTAGTATAAGTAGTAGTAGAGTCAAATGTAGTAGTTGTGTCTCTAGTAGTATTATAAGTGGTAGTGGTAGTAAAGTTTGTAGTTGTATTAAAAGTAGTTGTAGTACTTCTAGTAGTTGCGTAAGTAGAAGTTGTAGATTTACTTGTATCAAATACAGTTGTGGTATTTTTTGTAGTATCGTATACTGTACTAGTATTCTTATTTGTTTCAAAGGTACAAGTAGTGCTAAAAGCAGTTTCCTGTGTACCCGATATAAAAGTAGTTTGAGTATTTGTACTTCTATCAGTACTGTGAACAGCGTCAAATGGCCCTTCTAGAGAGCCACCATCATTAACGTAAACGTGATGGACACGACGAATCGTGCCACTATCGTTGACCGCAAGAAAGCGAATAGTACGGAGCGTTCCCCCGTCATTTACGTAAATCGCCATTTAAGTTCCTATGAGTATACGTACCAAACGTGTCCGCTTGATGTTGCACCTACCCCAGTTGGAGCAGTTGTTGTTATAGTATATGGCAGTCTAGCTGCTGCAATAGTACCTGTCATTTTTGTGCCAGGAACGTCCATATTGGACACCTGTCTACTACTATTAACAATTTCTGTTCCGTCAATACTTAAGCCTGAATCCTCAATATTGAATTGTAATTTAGTTCCCATTTTATACCTCGATTGCTTGTCTTATGACTTTAATAGTCATGTTATCAGTTGAAGCAGGAGTAACTCTTAGTCTTACATTACCAGAGTTTATGTCTGCATCAAATGTAGCTTGCGCACCATTATCAAATATTGATGCGTACTGTGTTAAATATGCTGTTGTTCCGTCATGGAACAATAATAGCTCTAACGCTTGATAGTCACTATCTGTGACATTCGTAATAGATATAAGATACTTAGCAGTTCTAAATGTAGCTGCTGCAAAAGAGTCCACAGTTTGTTGTCCTGTTGAACTACTAGTAAGAGTTGCAACATCGAATCCACCAATTTCATCAATATGTAATTTTTGCGGTGGGTTAGTGTCTTGAATACCTAAACTACCATTTACGTTAGCTTTATCTGACCCGTCTCCTAAAGTAACTACTCCAGAGAAGTTAACAGTTCCAGACATGGTCTGTCCTGATAAAGCATCTGATTTAAGTTCAGAAGTTGAAACAGCATTAGCTGCTATTTCACTAGCTCCGACTGCATTTGCTTGTATCTTTGCTGCTGTAATAGAATTACCTGCTAGTTGAGCAGTATTAACTTGTGCATCATCAATGTGCTGTGTTAAAATACTATTCTGTGCTATCTCGGAACTTCCTACAGAGTTCTCAGCCATTTTTGCTGAAGTAATTGAGTTATCTGCTAAATCTGCTGTTGCAATAGTACCATCTGTTATATGGTCAGAAGCAATAACTCCAGAAGGAAGTTTAGCTGCTGTTATAGCGTTATCTGCAATCTTCGCAGTTGTAACCTGAGAAGCTCCAATATGTATAGTATCAATAGAGCCTGTTACTAGCTCTGCACTATCTATTGAGTTGGCTGCCATTTGGTCAGCTGTAATTTGTGCGTCATCAATATGTTGAGTAAGAACAGAATTATTTGCTAATTGGTCTGCTGTGATTTGGTTATCGTCAATATGTCTTGTTAAAATTGAATTAGAAGCAATTTTAGTTCCGTCTATTGCGTTATCTGCAACATTTCCTGTTGCGATAGTATTTGCTGCTATTTCTGCAGTTGTAACACTTGCTGCAACAATCTTTGCGGCTGTTACAGTATTATTTGCTATTGCACTTGCTGTACCTGTTAAGTCTCCTTCAATATTTGCTACAAGAGTACCTGTTGTGACTGTTAAGTCACCTGTAGAAGAACCAGTGAATGTACCAGTACCTACTTTAAATTTATCTTCACTTTCATCAAATCCTATGAAAGCATTATTTGAACTTCCTCTTTCCATGACAATACCTTGGTCTCCTGTTGGAGAGCCTGATTGTCCGTTACCAAGTTCAATTAGTTTATCTGTGATAACTGTATTTGTAGAAGAAGCAGTTGTTGTACTACCATTAACAGTTAAATTACCTGAAAGAGTAACATTACCTGTAAATGTTTGTCCGCCTAAAGCATCTGATTTAAGTTCAGAAGCTGAGATAGCGTTTGCTGCTACCGCTGCGGCTGTAATTGCGTTATCTGCGATGTCACCTGCTACAATTGTACCATCTGTTATATGGTCTGAGGCAATAACTCCAGATGGGAGTTTTGCTGCTGTAATTGCGTTATCAGCTATCTTTGCTGTTGTGACTTGTGAGGCTCCTAAATGTATTGTGTCTATAGAGCCTGATATTAGTTCTGCACTATCGATTGAGTTTGCAGCCATTTGGTCTGCTGTAATTTGGTCATCATCTATATGCTGTGTTAAGATAGCATTATTTGCTATTTTTGCACTTGTTACCGAAGTTGCGGCTAGATGAATTGTATCGATAGAGCCTGTAATTAGTTCTGCGGAGTCTACTGAATTTGCTCCTAGTTGTGTTGAAGTAATACTTCCGTCTGCTATTTTAGCGGCAGTAACTGCATTATCAGCTATCTTTGCTGTTGTTACATTAGAATCTAATATTTTTGCTGTAACTACTGCGTCTGATGCTAAGTGTATTGCATCAATACTACCTGAAATAAGTTCTGCGGTATCTACGGAGTTTGCTCCTAATTGGGTAGAAGTTATACTACCATCTGCTATGTGTGTAGAAGTAACTGCATTTTGTGCTATTTCGCTACTGCCTACTACATTCTCTGCTATTTTAGCTGCTGTTACTGCGTTATCAGCTATTTTTACTGTTATAACAGAATCAGCTGCTAATTTAGCTGCCGTAACTTGTGCTGCCCCAAGATGTATTGTATCAATACTACCAGTTACTAACTCACTTGAATCTACTGAGTTAGCTGCAATACTTGCTGCTGTGATTGAGTTATCTGCTACGCCTGATACTGCGGAGGCTTGTAGCTGTGCTGCCGCAATCGCATTTGTTGCGATTTCTGATGTGCCTACCGCGTTTGCTGCAATTTCTGATGAGCCTACTGCGTTGGCAGCTATCTCACTCGCAGTTATAGAATTACTTACTATTTCAGTAGTTCCAACTGCGTTTGCCTCAAGCGAGGAGACAAATGCATTTTCCTTTCCTATGAGTGCCATATTATGTCTGCTCCAGATACGATAGAACTACATCTATCGAGCTTGCAACGTTTGATTGTACTTTAATTATATCACCAGCTTCCATTACAACCTTTCCTTCTCCACCGATTGCAACAACTGTTGAGTTACTAGGTATTGGTGTATTTTTAACTATAGTTGCGTGGTGTGATGCACTTGTATCATAGAATTCTACTGTACCTTCAATTGCGCCTCCACTCTGATTACATAAATATAGTCCAATAACTGTAACTGTGGTTGCCGAAGGACAAGTATAAACCGTCGTTAAAGACGCTCCTACGTTTACTGCTGTTGCTGTTTTAAATGCTGATGCCATGTTGCTATCCTAATGCTATAGTAAAGGCTAAGATATCATCTTCTGTAGCAGAGCCTTCTTCATGAGAAGCTACTGTTACTATATTTCCACCTGAGTCTTTAGTATAAATCTTTTTGTCGGCCGTGTTCATTGCAATTTCATGTGTAGCTAAGTCACTACTAGAGGGTACTGAACTTGATGATTCCGACCTTTTTATTTTAATTACCTGTGCCACTAAAATGTACCCCCATCTAGTGTATTAGACCAAGCTACTGTTGAAGATGCTCCAACTTGAAGTAACTGACCTACGCTGTTTGTTGAATCGTAACTTCCGATTGCTAATTTTGCGTAACCACCATTGGCTCCATTTGCTCCGTAGAGTATATCTCCATTTGCGGTTGCTGAAATTCCTTTTAGACTTAAATTTGCTCCACTATTATGTGAAAGTGTTTTATCATCGACAGTAACTGCTATGGTATTCCCTGTTTTTGTAAGGGCATTACCTGCGTCAATCTGTCCAGCTCCTGAGAACTGTGTAAATGTTAGTGCCGAAGTACCTAGTGTTGCAGTACCTGTTAGTGAGGTAAGTACATAAGCATTATCTGCGTTACTTGAACCTGCTTCTACAAAACAGAATAATCCGCCTGTAACTTCTGAATTTGAGTCTGCATCTGTTGCTCTTGTGAATACCCCTGCTACGCCTACAGCACCTGCTGTTGAGACATAGTAAACACCATTTTGAGTTGTGGTTGTTTGGTCTTTTATTAAGATTCTATCGTTAAGTGCAGTAGCCACCCCATCAATAGTTACAACACCTGTTGCGTCCATTGTAAGTGTACCATTACCATTATTGTATGTTGCCGATAAATTAGCTGTTGTTGCTAATTTAACTGAGTCTTTAATGTCGAGTGCTTGTTTTACACTATCAACATATGCTTTGGTTGTTGCGTCTGTACTTGCTGTTGGAGTCCCTATATTAGTTACTCTGTTAGCTCCCATATCAATAGTCTGTGAGCCAGCTACTGTAAAGCCTCCGTCAAAGTCTGCTGAAGGAGTGAATGTTGCAGTACCTGTAACAGCAATAGCGTCTCCACCTGCGTTACCTAAAGTAACATTACCATTCATTGTAGTATTGCCATCTACATTAAGTGTAGAGTCTAAATCTACTCCGCTTTGTACATTTAATGTACCAGCTATTACTGTATCTCCGTCTCCAGAAGCAACTGTAAATTTGTCTGTTCCTACTAAGAAATTACCACTCTGTACATCAACTCCCGCAGTTTCTATATTCTTACCAAAGACTACTTTCTCGCCTGAGTTTGTAGTTACAAATTTAAGGTATGAATTTCCTGCTTCCTTGATATCCAATGCAGTCGCATTATTGTCGGGCATTGAGAGGGCATTTGCTTGACCAGAAATATCAATTGTACCTCCATGAGTAATAACTAAGTTACTCGTAGGTGCAATTGTTAAGTTTCCTGATGATGTTGAGATGGTGTTACTTGAACCAGTAACTACCATATTTCCTGATTTTAATTGGTCTATCTTACTGTTAGCGTCAACTAATACTGCTGAACTTGCTGTTAGTGTACCAGCAGAGTGGTCTAACATCTCAACGTATAGAGCACCGCCGATTGCAGTTACTGCGCTAGAGGAAGGGTGACCAATAAATAATTTATTACTATCTGAAGAATACGCTAACTCACCAGCACCAAGAGAACCCGGTGCGGAAGTACTGGTACTTCTTTTGATTTTAATTACTTGTGCCATATTATTATCCTATTCGAGCTTAAAAGCTCCCTGCGTCTATAGTGTCGCTGTCTGCTGATGTGTTTCCTATCATTACAGGAACCCAATTAAAGCTTCCCACGGACGTTTCTCTATAGATCTTTAACTGATTATCGTCAGTATCGTAAAAGAAATCTCCCTCTGCTAAATTTGTTGTTCCAGCAGTTGGAGCTGTTGTTTGTACCCAAAGTTGGTCCGCTAACTGTAAGAGAGCGTCCTCAACATTGTCTGCAGTCGAGATAGTTCTCGCTGCATTTGTAAATGAAATACCTTGTGCATCTGTTGCTGCACCTGATACCGCTGAAGAAATAGTGAGTTCAGTTACATTATTAGTTACTCCGACTGAAGTAGTTTCTGGTGTAATTGTTAATTTAACTGCCATTATTTATCCTTTTTGTGCCAAAAATAATCGTCTATCCAGCATTTGCAAAAATAGAGAACACCTAACCAGACTGAAAATAATATTCCGTCTTGATATGATAGGTTATCCCATGTTGATACTGGGTCCATTATCTTGTAACCTCGGGGGTAACTCTCGCTACGCCCTGTAGTAACCTAGTTACTGTGTTTGTTGAAGTATTTACTAATTCTAAATCATAGTAGTATTTACCTGACGAAATAGATGCCGTAGTGCTATTACCTAATGACATTTTTATTTTGCCTTGTGATGCATTAGTAATGGTGCAAGTAAAGTCCGCTGTCTTTGTTGAAGACGTCGGTGAAGGACGCAATTGTGCCCTTGCGGTATGAGTTTGTATTGGAGTTACTGTGCCATCTTCTGAAATCGCTACTTCAATAGCGAAATCTGATCCTTGGTCAATAACTATATCATAAGTTCCTGCTGCCATATTAAAATTATACTCCTATTTGTAAATTATAGCAAAAATCATAGGTGATGTCAAGAACTAAATTTGGAACGTCAACTATTTTAATTCGTTATAGCTCTGCTTATTCAATTCTCAGAAACATAACCAAAAATTAGTGGTGGTAATTTTCTGAGTTACTCGTCTAATATCTCATATGAAAAGGTAGCTGCTTTTATCGCTGCATTTTTAGGAAGGTCTAGCCATGCTAACCAGTCCGCTTTTTTAACTTCATAAAGTTGATACTCTACTGGGTCTATTCTATCAAGAAGTGTTTGTGTTCTTAAAAGACCTGCACTCCAGTCTGTATCTCCATTATATAAATCATATATAGAAGAAGGGAGCGTGCCTGCCTTAACTGGCACATTAGAAGTAAAGGTTTCTACATTTTTCAAAGCTATAAATAAAGTTTTTAGCCCTTGGTCTCCTAGCTCACTATAGTACCCTTGATTTCTATACGCTGGGCGTATACAAGTCATAGAATGATGAAATCTAGTTCCCATAAATTTACCTACTTGAAAACCTATACAGACATCATCTGACTTTCTAAAAATACAATCGTATCTCCATGAAGTACCAAACGGCTGGTCAGGGTCTGGTTCTACCATATACTCATTCTCCCCGCCTATGGCAGAAAAGTATTCTGCATCTGGAGCTTTCATTTGTTCACACCATTGATAAATTAAAGTAGTAGCTTCATCATCTGTCATTTGAACACCGTCTGCTCTCCAGTCTGAAAAAGCATCACGTACTGCTTCTTTTTCATTTACAGTCATAGCTTTAATATAAATAGTTGGAAAAGTTTGTTTTGCGTATTTCATTATGAACTAGCCCAAGTTAGTGTGTAAGTGTGTCCTTTTAAAGTAGACTGTGCTGAATTATCAATCCAGGTTGTCCATTCAGCTTTAGTAATTTCTTTTACTGCATATACTCCTTTATTTGGAAATTCAATAGTATGATGTGTGCTAGTATATAATGTACTATTTGTGTGAATTACTGGGTCGTTAATAGTAGAGGAAACTGTTGGAAGCGTAACTCTAGATAGTGCCGCATTTAGTCCTGTACTATCAAATATAAATTTATGTCTTAATGTATGAATTTCTTTGTAATAACTATTACCTCTTTGAGCAGGTATTATAGAAGTCATAAAAGAAATTACTTTGGTTCCTCTATATTTTAAAGTTTGAAACCCTATGATAGTATCATCATTTTTGCAAACAGTTAGATTTAACCAACCTTTATCAGTTGAGGTTAAATTTCTTTTTCCAAATAAAGTCTCATTTTGTCTATTACAAGCATACCACCACGCTTTTCCCTCATTTTCAGTAGGAACTATATCTCCAGGCCAAACACCAGTCATTGCGGTACGCAAAGTCGCCATATCCGTTAAAAGGATTGGTCGCATATATAAGTTTTGTCCTTGTATTCTTAAATTAACCATGTATTTCTCTAAAATGTCTTATTATTTCTGTTAATAATGGGGCGGAGTTTGAATCTTCTTTTCCTACTAATGCTGCTTCTATTCCCCCTGTTTCTGGTGCTGCATTTACTTCTATAATTCTTGGAGCATAATTTGCTCTATTAACTGCAGATGGAATAAAGTCAACTCCACACCATCTTGCATTTACAGCCTCGGCTGCTCTTAGACAATGCTCAATTTCTAAGTCTGTTAGTTCTATCGTTTCGCCTGTTCCACCTCTAGCAATATTAGTTCTGAAGTCACCTTCGGGTGGAGTTCTTTTCATGCTTGCTATAACTTTTCCATCTAGTACATGTGCTCTTATATCAAACTCATGGGGCAAGTATTTTTGTAAGAGTGCTCCGTCCCAATCTAATTTAGTATTCATAGCTTGGATTACTCCTTTTAATCCTAGAGGAGATTCCATTAACGCTACCCCAACTCCATAAGAGCCTTCTAAAGTTTTTAATACTAAAGGATATTCTAATTCAGCTTCTGCAATTACATAGTCGATTAGATTATCATATTCGGAAGGTACAAGAACTGTTTTAGGTTGATTTAATCCTGCTCTTTCTAATGCTAAATAACATCTATATTTATCATTACATAGCTCCATACAGTCTCTAGTATTTACCATAGTACAGCCTCTGTATTCCATGTCGGTCACTTTATTTAACCACATCTTTCTAGTTTTTATAGACCCTCTGACTATACAGACAGTATTTGAGTCAAACCAATCATTAACAGGAAGAACATTTACAGGAAACTCCATAAACTCTATTTGCATAGCGTCACATATTCCTTTTATTTGATGTAGTTCTCTATTTCTATTATTAGTAGTAACATCTATTAAGTCGACGACCGCTAGTTTCATTCTTATTCTCCATTAAATTTGAAACTAAATCCCGTCACTACATAAATGACTGCTTTTAGAACGACATCATTAAAGCCGGATCTAGATAGGGTTATTGTTTGTGCAGTAGTTCCTGTTCCACTTACGGAACTTGTCACTCCACTTCCTGACGCGTTTGCGGTTATAGTAGGAGCATTTAAATCAGTATTTGTAGTATCTAAATTAGCAACAACAGTTGAAGTTGCTAGTGTAGTACCTGCTCCATTTTTCCAAGTTACTGACCAAGTATGAGTAGTTGTATTTGGGTTAAAGTTACCAGTAGCAAACTTACTCCACGCTACTGTATTAGCACCATCAACGGTAGCTGTAGCAACAACACTAGCATTAGCGTATGCGGCTGCACTATACCCTGATAATCCCGTAATATTGAAATCACTTGCTGCGTATTGACTATTTGTTATAACTCCTGTTGACGTATTGATTCCGGTTCCTGAAAAGTATCCTCTAACATCAGCTACAGTTGGGTTAGGTTCAGCATTTGTAGGTGGTTTAGTTCCTTGTAGTTCCGCATAAGTTACTTCAGAATTTAGATAAGCTCCAGCGGAGTACCCCGATAATCCTGTAATTGCAAAGTCACTTGCTGAGTAAGTAGTATTTGTATCTGTTATAACTCCTGTTGTTGTATTGATTCCACTTCCTGAGAAATATCCCCTAATATCAGCCACACTTGGGTTAACATAGTCCGAATTACTTAGTCCTAATTTTGCTAGTCCTGACCCTGCCAGATTTAAATTGAACTCACCGTCAAAAATACCTGGTAGTGTATAATCAAAGTCTCCTAAATAGAACTGAGGAGCTTTCCATGTCCAAGTACTGCTTCCCGCAGGTTTAGTTCCTAATGAGAACCATATACTTTTTCCTGTTGCTGCTGTTGGAATAGTTGCAGACCACCCTGAAGGAGGATTTGCTGTTCCTGCACTAGGAGTGCTAGGTATACTAAATCCTGTTTGTAAATAGTAAACAGTATCTGTTCCTGCACCCTCTGGACCTGTTGCTCCAGTTGAGCCCTCTATCTGTACTGCATTTTGCCAAGTTGTTATAAAAGTATAAGGTGCACTACTACTCATTGCTGTTGTACCTTTACTTGCCCATATTTCATTACTTCCCGCAGGTACATCTGCAATATCATCATACCAGCCACTAGGAACAGCAGGCCAATTAGTAGTTCCTACACCTGTAGGCTGTGAAGCAGACCTTTTAAATACAAAGTTTACGTCCCCAGTTGCTATACCTGCTATACTTGGAGTACTCCAAGTTAGTGCATTAGAAGTATTATCCGTAGAACTTTCTGTTGCTAAAGCTTCTGATTCCCAGTACCATTTACCTTGTCCTAACTCTCCTCTAGTTTGAGACCAGCCACTAGGAATACTAGCAACTGTTGCATTTGCGAAATTATACGTTCCTGTTGAAGGAGCTGAAGGTGCTGCAAATGAATTAGTAGAAGTAAAATCTAATGCGTAGAAGAGACTTAGCTCCGCTACTTTTCTACCTGTAGCACCATCTTGTCCGTCTGTTTTTCTTTGATATAAAACAGGGTTTGTCCATGTAACTGCTATAGCCGTTGCTGTAGAAGCTCCACTTACAAGAGCAGTACATTGATATATTGAGTCCCCATTATTTGATACTGCTGGTGGTGTTAAATTCCAATTAGAATCATTAAGTGTAAGAGTAGAAGTAGTTGCATTATAAGTTGAACTACTTGGTTTAGTTGGAGAACTACCATTACTTGCTTGTACATCTGAATAACAATGTATTTCAGCTACTGCGGCACCTTCTACTTGAAATACTGCACCCCAACTATAAGCAGTTCCACCTGCCGCTACTGTACCTTTTGAAGCCCATAATAAATTTGTGCCTGTTGGTGGGTTATCATACCATTGAATATCTGCGGAAGGAATATTAAGTCCATCAGCTGTTGGAACATTAGGTTTGCTAGCTGCTCTTGCAAATACAAAGTTAGCTCCCGCTCCTGTAGTACCTACTCCTGATTTATTAAATGATAATATTCTATCTGCGATAAGTACATTTGCTCTCCCTCTGTCAAACAGTCGCATTGTTGCTGTTGCAGAAGAGACGGCGTCCATATCACTATCCCCGATAGTTATCTGCCCACTTGATGAGTTAATTACTATATCACCATCATTATCAAACCCACTTCTTGCTTGTAGACTTATACCAAAAGTATTTTGGGCAGTACCACTTGAAGCAAAAGTATAAGCTTGTGTTCCTTTTGTAACTGTAAAGTCGCAAGTAAAGTCACTTTCGTTTGAAACCACTCCATCAGAGCCTGCAGTAAAACCAAAACTTTCATTTGTTCCTTGAACTGAATAGGGGGATTCACCTTGTGAATTACCAAACTTTTGTAAAGTATATCCACTACCTGTTCTAGTAACTTTACCCATAATAGTATCATTTGTATAATCTGCTAAAAAGTTGGGTTTACTAAAGGCTTGGTTATCTCCATCTACAATAGTATCTCTACTTGGTTGAAAAGTAAACATTTCAGAATCACTGGTGAAACGTTTTACTCTATGATACCTTGTATTTGAACCATTTACATATTTAAATACATTTCCAAGTGCTAATTCACCGTCAAAGTTCGTAGAATCCAATCCTGTCCACTTTTTCGGAGTAGCAGAGGTACTCGCTGTTAATGTTCCTGTTGCTGTACTAAAAGTATTATTACCAGGAATGTAAAACTGACCTGCTGTTTCGTCGAAAGCTACTGCTATGAAAGCGCTGGCACTATGGTCAAAGTATACATAACCTACATTTTCTGCACCTCTAGTTCCAGCTGCTGTGCCTAGCCCTGTAAAATCTAACTGGGCTTGGCTAGTAACTGCGTGTTCATTTTTTCCATCATTATGAAAATGATTTGCATTTTCAAAACTAACTTTTCCACTATCAAGTGAAAAATCTGTACTGATATTACCTATAAAGTTTATATAGTGGTTTGTTGTACCTACACTTCCTTCTGCTGGGCCTACTGCTCTATTAAAATCTACAACTAATGCTCCACTTTCTGCGACAGCACTTCTTACCCCATTCAAGCTTACTGTATAAACTTTAAAATAGTAAGTTCCACTAAGTATGGCTTTATCAGTATCTATTATTTCGTAGTCTGTTTTTGTAGTTGTTCCTACTCTTCGCCAAGTATCATTATCTGTTGACATCTCTACTTCATAGTGTCTAACTGAAGTATATAAAGTGCCATCACTATTAGTAGCTGGGTCCCATTCCGCAATTAAAGCATTAACTGTACCACCTGTACCTGCAGCCCTGATTACAGGGTCTACATCTATATTTGTTACTGCAGGAACTGTTTTAAAACTATCAGGTAAGTATACTGTTCTGTATTGTGTAAGAGCTTCATTTTTATCAACTGCATCAAATTTAGATGCGTTATATTCCATAGCAGTAATTTCATAGCTATTTCTATCTTTCTCTACCATAGCCATCATTCTAAATAGCTTAGCTTCTTTCTTTGTTTTACCTGTTGCAAGTGCTGCTCTTGATAATATCCAGATTTGTTCCTGAGTTGGGGCCGCATTAAAAGCAGAAGCTACTGTTAAAGTTTTTCCACTATTTGATACTCCTGAAAGAGTTTGTGTTTCTGTAAAGTTAAAGGGAGTCCATTGTACAAAGACTAAATTACCACTATCATCTTGTAAAGTTGAAGCGGCTTCTTCAGTAGTAATACTAGAAAGATGGTCTCCTCGCACGTACGCGGTACTTCCTATAGTAGCCGTATCTTGTGCAAGAATTGCTCTATACCCTACATAACTTAATGTGAGCCTGTAGTCGCCAACAGCATACCCTGATTCAACACTTGTGCTTCCAAATCCACTTGGTTTTCTATCTATATTGATTGCTGTTGTAGTGGAGCTAGATGATATTCTTCCACCCCAGGATTTGCCTTCTTTATTTTGGTCAATAACTTGTATAATATCGCCAGGTCGCAAAAAGGCTGCGTTCAAAGAAGTTTCGAACGTTACAGTATTGGTGTTCCAATTATTGGTGAGTAACTTCCATTTACCCAACCTTCTTGCTTGACCTCTTGAAGTACAACCAAATGCTGTGGTTGCCTCTGGTTTTACAAACTCAGTATCTTTTTGTAAATTTTCCTCTAACTCTACTATTTCTGTTCTGCTTCTATAGTAGTCTTGGGGGTTATTCCAATTAACCATAATAGAGTTTGTTCTTGTTTTATTGCCTGTTCCTTCGTACTTAAACTCTCCGTTTATTACGTTAGCATTTGTAAATTGATATACAGGGTCTTTTTCAGAATCCTGTACGACGTAAGCCTCTCCGTTTAACCAGTATGCCATTCCTCTAAATATGCTGGAAACATCATTGAGTACTTTATAAGCCTCTTGTTTTCCGCTGATTACTAAGTTAGCACTAAATCTTGGCTCATGCTCGCCAGTTGACCCACTCGGGATATAGTTAGAGTCTGATGTGCAATGTATACTTAATAAATCTGCTGCTGCTACACCTGCTGGTACCAATTCATCACAATACCTACCAATTTGAAATAGTTCCCACTTGTTTATTTGCGAATTATCTACATAGTTTCCTAGTCCATATATTTTATTTACTATAAGGTCGTGATATACCCATGCTGGGTTATTACACCAGCTTAAATAATATGTGCCGTCCCAATCTTGTTCGGCAGTTCCAGGTTTTTCTGTAGCTTTGATTCTTCTATAGTTTGCAGGTATAAATACTTGCTCTTGAGCAGTAATAGTTCCTGAATCTCCATCTGCATTTGTAATAGTACCATTTACAGCACTTGTCGAACCTGCTACATTTCTAAGATAGAGAGTATTGCCTACTTTCTTATCAACTAAACCGCCGCTAAACATAACTGCAGTTTTAGTTCCTATACAAGTAGTTGAAGTTAAAGTTTTATACCCACCTGCTCCTGAATTTGCAGTTTCGTCAAAGGGTTTATTTAGTGTATAAGTAAATGTAGTGCCTGAAGCAGCTGTACATACAAACTCTCCTTCATAAAAGTCTTCATCTTGAGTTTCATTAGTTGCAATAGTTGCTTTAAAAGTTTCGCCTGTTGCTACTCCATGTGCTGGTACCGTTGCTGTTGCAGTATACCCTTCTTCAGCAGTACCTGATGCGGTAAGACTACTAATAGTTAGTGTTTGACTTATTACATCTCCTACTGCAAAATCTGAAGCATCGCTTAAAGTTAGCTTTCTACCATTATAGTCACAAGGGTAATGATTAGTAGGAATCTGTATTAACCTACCATCTATTTCATAACCTCTTGCAGGAATATTACTAAAAGCTTCTGCGTCTATTACTCCTCCTACATAAGCGGTATAAGGATATTCTAATTTATCAGCAATTGCAGCTTCTATACTATCTACATAAATAGCATTTTGTAGCTCTATTGAGTCTGTACTATCTGGACTAGACGCTAATTTGGTTACTTTTATTGACCAATCATTGATTGTAGAAGTTCGTTTTATAGTTTCAATATTAAATCCAAAGGTATGAGCATATTTACCACTAACTTTTCCTTGAAACCCTGTATCGAACATTTCTTGAGTATGATGTACTCCACTATTATCTACCCAATTAAAGTCGATTGTAAAGTAAACAGAAGTTTCATTTATATCTCCTTTATTGTCTCCCTTTTTAGTAATGGCCGACATACCTGTAGTAGATATAGTAATTTTTATATAATCAGTCTCTCTTTTTTCAAAAGCACCACTAGATATAGTAAAATATTGAGGCTCGTTTTCTAAAAGTTCTGCGCTACCTACACTCTGAGTAGTAGCTGCACTAGGATATTCTGCGAAGAAATCTGCATCAACTACTTGGGTTGCGTCACCATTTTTAGTAATTAGAGTAAAATTATTAAAATTTGAAGTTGCTTTAATACGACCAGTAGCTTGGTTAACATCTCTAAGACGCACTTCATCAATAAGAATTGAAGCGTCGCCATATACTAATCCTTTAATCGGCCCTTCTGAGATTGCATCAATAAACGCGGCAGACTGCCTTGCAAACATATTATCGTCTGCTTCAAACGTACTTCCGCCTCCTCCTTTTCCTTTAGAGCCTCGAACTGATATTAAGTGTTGCTTCTTTTTCATTAGTAAAGCTCCCCTCCATTACCTCGTCCAGGCCACCAACTGTTTGGAGCACTTTGAGTAATAGCTCCTGTACCTGATTTACTACCGTCTGTTCTGAAGTTTGGTATACCTACCATTTTTCTTCCTGCTGTTAGTTTTTGTCTTGATGTATTAGTAAATATTGATGCTGAAATAGTTTTTGAACCTACAATTGCTCTTCCATAAACTAAAGGGATTGACTCTCCTTGTTTCATAGTATTAACTGGTCCACTAAATAAGTAGTTTTCTGCTTTTTCTGAGGAAGTTCCGTCTGGCACATCTGGCGTAAGCATCATTGCAGCTCCTCCTAACATAAGTCCTGTACCTAAATATCCAAGTCCTTGTGTTGCTAATACCGCGGCCTTGGCCGCTCCTCCCGCTGCTATTCCAGCCGCTTGTGATGCCGCTAGAGCTTGAGCTGCTGTTAAACCACCTGCTCCTATAGCTCCTGTTCCTCCTACTGCGGCAAGCTCTACAGCAGTTAATGCGGCTGCTTCAGCTCCTACTAAACTTGCACTACCTGTCATAAATCCAGAAATACCAAACCCTGCTAAACCACCTGTTGCGGCTAGTAGAGTTACTCCTAATACCATCATGAGTCCTGAACTTTTTGAACCACCAATTACTGGTACAAAAGTATAAGATTGTTTCATACTTGGATTTTGTAGTACTAACTCTTCTTGCGTATCAATTGATTCGTTATCTACTAATACTTCGTAGCCTTGAACACCTTCTGCAGATGCTAAATATTGTCGCATACCTGGACGCTGTGCCATAATAGCTGAAAGAGCTTCTGCAGGCGAGTTTACTGCTAGGTTCCATTCTGCCCCAAACTTCTCTCCTAATTGTCCTTCTAAATAAACTTTTCTCATATCATACTCTGGTGTCTTACAACCATTCTTGTAATCTGTTTCCACATGCCTGCATAGGTATCTCTACATGATAATCTATTAGGTGCATGATGAAGCATTTTTCCACGTCCTACATATATTCCTGCGTGATTAGTAATTTCACTATTCAGAGCCATTAAAATAACGTCATTTGGCTGTAGACTACCATCTGTTACTTCAGTAAAGCCCTCACTTTTAAAGTTGTCCAAATAAAGGTTTTTTCCTTTTTCCCAAAATTCCCACTCATAGTCATATGGGTATATATTTATATCCTGTGTCTCGAAATAGTCTTTTAAGATTGTGAAACAATCATAGATACCATAGACGAAAGGTCTTCCCAGTAATTCATAAGTATTTTCGCTTGGTTCCAATTTTATCCATTCGTCATTTTCTCCAAAAATATACCAAGGAATTCCTAATTTATTGCACGCAGCTCGGTCTAATTCACTTGGTGTTGGTGCAGCTCCAGGGTGACTGTGTACTACCCCAACTATATCTCCTTTATCTGCAATTGCTTTGTAATCTAAAGGGTCTATAATAAAATCGTTCTTTGGGTTTTCTGCTTTATTATCACAAGGATTCCATCTAATTCGCCCTCTTTCTAAACTTAATAAGCCACATGCTTCTATATTTGCACGCTCATAAACATATTGTTTTATATCTTCTAGTACTGGTTCAATCATTATCCTAGTGCCGCTCCTGGGAATCCTCCGAAAGGTAGAGCTACATTTCTTGAGCCTCTAGTATTAAGAAAAGCTGTTGCTGTTGCTCCTGATCCTCCATTTGTTGGTGTTAAAGTAACTGTAGGTACACTTGTATATCCTGTTCCTGCAGCAGTAACCTCAATAAATGTTACTCTGCCTGCAGAAACACTAGCTGTTGCGGCTGCTCCTGAGCCTCCGCCTCCACTAAAACTTACTGTAGGTGCTGCGTTGTACCCACTACCTCCACTAATTGTATGTTTATTATTATCTGTTCCAGTTGTAGATTGATCTACTATTACACTTTTGACTCCTGTTGTTCCTGCAGGCTCATGTCCATAACGAATTGCACATGAGTTTAATCGCTTACCACATACATCTCCAAATTCCCAATAAGAAATATTAGTAGGTCTAATAATATCATCAGCATCGTCTCCTGTTGCAAGTTCATGAGCCGTTATACATTTATATAAAGTAACTCTTGTAGCTTGTAAGTATCCGCTTGATGTTGTTATAGTTGCACTTGGGTTTTGAATTGTAATAGAAGTAGAAGTTACACTACTTACATAAAGCGGGACCGCTTTAAAATTTGCATCTTCATCAGTAAATCCTTTTGCAATTACAAACTCTCCTGCAGTTATACCATGGCCAGTTGCTACAGTATAAGTTATATTTGCACCTGAACTAACAGCACTCGCTGCTATGAGTCCGCCTATTGGTCTATAGTATTCTACATAATCCCCTACTGAGTAGCTTTGTGCTGCATACAAGTTACTTGTTCTATTACTAGAAACATCTTGTCGGCCCCAGACTGCATGATTAGTAACTCTATTATCATCTTTATCAAAATAAAGAGTATACTCTGTGCTGTCTATTGTAAATCTATTATCTGCTGGCCAATCACAACCGCCTTGGTCTGAATCTTTATACTTCCAAGGGCAACGTGCCGCTATAACTGCTCTTCGTGGTAATTGAATTCCTTGTACATCAAAAGCACTTGCTAGTTCAAATTCAACCATTGTGGCAGTCTCAGAAGTTTTTCTTTCTATATAGTAGACATCTCGGTTAAATTCTACTGGAGGGTTAGTACCTAAATGCTTTTGTAGAGTTCTTCTTCGTATCACTTTTGCTCCTACTAAATCATCATAATTACTCAAATGAGCACTCCAATATTGATTTATATTTGCAAATCTAACACTAGGTCTTGGTAAACTTCCTGTGCCTCTAACTTCCCAACCTTCTGATTCTACTGGAAACGCAGTATAACTTTGTTGTCCATAGTGTCCAGATGTAGTTGAGCCAAAATTAGTATCATCTAATAAGCTATACCAAGTAATATCTGCTGTCCCATTTGAACCATCGTGAAAGTATAATTTATCTATACCTGCTCCTCCAATATCACTATTAGGTACTTCGACTTCAAAAACCGTAATTAAACTACTAGACTGGGATTGAACCTGTAATTCTGCAGGTAGTGTCCCTACGATGGGTTGGCTCATGGTTCAAAAACCTCTCTTGCGGTACAGGTTAATGAGTAATAACTATCATATGATAGTACTCTACTATAGCCTTCTAACACAACTGTTACAGTTTCCTCCCCATCAACTGAGTTAGGTACTGTGAGTTTTGCAGTATCTACACTTGCTAGAGTATTTATAAATTTATATAATTTATCTATATCTTCTTTTGTTCTATTATTAAAAGTTAATCCCCAAGAACGCGGAGTATTATTTATACCATCTCGTACTCTCATTTCATATCCGTCGCCGAATTGTACACTTAATACACGAGGAGTTGGAGTTTGTGTAATTCCTTTGTCATAAACTACTTTACCAGAAAACCCTGTAATATTAGTACCTGCAGAAACTGTGCCTCCACCTGTTTGTACTGTATTTGTTGCTAATCCTATTGCCATTATGCCCTACCTTTCGTGCCTTGTTGGTTTAATAATCCACCAGGTCTCATTTCTTGCTGTAAATGTTGTTGTACCATATTTCCAATTGACCTTCCTAATCCTTGCATTCCATCGCCTGTTACTTGTGAAGTTCCTTGTCCTTGACCATTCATACTAATATTTACAGTAACTGTGTTGCCTCCGCCTCCAGCTCCTCTTAAATCTACAGGAATACTTCTGTCGTTTCCTAGTGGTACGACAGCTTCTCTACCATGGAGCATTGCCATATAACCAGAGTTAGGACCGCTTGCGATACCTCCTCCTCTGTACTTGGTCATCTCTCCACCATATCGTCCCATACCTGGTATTTCTTGGATTCCTTCTAGCATACCTCCCATTCCTGGGAACATAGCCATCATTATTTTTAATGCAGCTGCTTTTGCAAACATAGCTGCTAAGTCAGAGAGAACGGATTTTGTTAAATCTTTCATTGCATCATCGAAGTCTTTAGTACCGTCTACCATAGCTTGGAACATAGAAACAAAACCATTTGAAAGAGTATCTTGTATACCATTCATTAGTTCTACTTCAATATTTAGATTTGCTTGTTCTTCTGCAAGTTTTTTAACTTGTTCAATATTAAACCCTTCTAAATCTCCAAACTTTTTAAGGTGTGCTTCTACCTGTTCATTAAATATTTTTTCTGCAGGATTGAGTGTAATTCCTTTTGTCTTTTGTAAATGCAATAATTGATTTTGTGAATATAGCTGGTCAGTAATAAATTTTCCAGCTTCTTCTTGATGTTGTGTTTGTTTAGCAGTAAGGTTTGCTGATTCTTGTTGTAAGCCAACTCTTTCGGCATACAATTTAACTAGTTCTTGATAGTTATCTTGGTTTGGGTCTAAGTTGTTCATTGCTACTAACGGATCCATTGCTGCTGTAAATGCTGGGTCATATTCGTTAATACCTTTTAAATTTGTTCCTTGTTTATTTGTATTGATATTTTGTTGAGCAGTTATTTTGCTACCTTTTGCTGTATGCTTTTCAGCTATAGCTGCAAATCCTCTTTTATCGGAAGTAAGAAGGTCATTATCTACTGCCTGTAAAATACCTTTAAGTCTAAGCTCTTCTCTTAGTGCGTCTAGTTTTTGATATTGTATATTTATTTTTGCGTTATCTAATTCTAATTGTCTTCCTGCATTATCTGTTAAAGTTGTTTGTAATGTAACTTCATCTAATGCATTATCAGCTGCTCTTGATGCATTCCTAATAGTTTGGGCGCTTGTTTTATATTTTTCGTCTGCTATCTTTAGTAATTCTTCCTCAGTCTTTCCATAAGCCTCTTGAGTAGTCGCACCGTCCATTATCAACTGGTCTCGTAGTTTGTTTAATTCAAGTTCCTTATTCGTAGTAGCAACTCGATAGTCTGCTCTAGCTTTCTCCTCTTTAAAAGTTTGAGTTTCAAATTTATATGTAGCTTTTGCTTTTGCAAGGGATTGTCCACTTCCTACTCCCTCATTTGCAAGTATTTGAGCAGCGGCAACTCGCTTTTCATCTAAATCTAGTAGTTGTTTTTGAATATCTAACATATTTGTTAGTAGCATTTGATTTCTTATATTTAAGAGTGTTAACTCTTTTTCTTCATCTTTTGCTTTTGAAAGGGCTTCCTCAATTGCCTCAGCATCTACTACTGTCATTCCAAAAGTATTTTTAATTTTTTCTGCGTTATCTCCCATTAGTAAAAGTTCGCCTACTAGGGCTTCAATGCTCTTTCCTGTATCATCGAAATGAATCTCATCACTAACGCCCCATCCGTCCATCTTTAGCCCCATACGATCTGACATATTCTGAAGGGTCTGTCTATCATTACCGCCACCAAATCGTTTAGCGAACTCTGGCATGTTTTTTAACATAGCATCTTTGTCAGCTTTAAACCCTTTATAGTCAAAGTGTTGGGTTGTTGCGTCGTACATACCTGGGTTTACGGAGGTATTCAGAGTGGTATAATAATATGGGTCTGCACCTCCCATAAGTCCTCTGTCGTATTTTTGTTTATCCGGACC